AAATTTAAGTGAGGGTCTTAAACACCACTTAGACAACAACATTCCAATCACAGAAAACATCTATAGGGTCTATTCTAACGAATTCTTTGGTATATACAATGAATCACGTCAGTTATATAATGAAGGTGTCTTAGAAGTCACCGGTGTGGATTTAGATCTAATAAAAACAGATTTAGGTCAAACAGGAATGTTCGAAGGTGAAGAAGTATACTTAGATATTCCATTCTTGGATAATGTTGAGGAATATCTTGTGGAAGTTAAACATAGAGGAAAGAATGTTAAGTTAAACAAACCATTCAGAACTCCAAGTGGACCTAAAAAATTCGCGGTATACGTGAAGACACCTAAAGGCACTATTAAGAAAGTAACATTTGGTGACCCAAACATGAGAATAAGGAATAACGATAAAGCGGCTGCTAAATCTTTTAGAGCACGACATAAGTGTAGTGAAAAGAAAGACCGTACAAAAGCGGGTTATTGGAGTTGTAACATTGTAAGATACCGTAAAGCATTAGGAATAAAATCTTCAAACCCATGGTAATATGAAATTATATGATTTAGTAGAGGGTTATTACGACCCACCAGAATACCCTGACACACATGATGGTTTTGTTAATTCGGAATTAGATGATGTCACCGACCTATTTAATCTTGTTGGATATGATCCTTATAGGGTTAGAAAAGGTCAAAAACCGGGTTATGGTTGTGCAATTGTAGAACACAAAGAAACTAAAGAAAAATATGTTCTTCATGAAGACGACATTGATGAAGATTACTATGTGGATGATTTTGAAGAACGAAGTGACCAAGATGAAGATGGTTATTATTCATATAGAGAGTCACAAGATAATTCCCGTATAGAAATTGAAAGTTATACCATGTACTCAACTATGTGTTATATGGAAAATAGAATTGCAAATACGTTCGAAGAATATACTGAGGGTGAAAAAATACTTAAATTAACACCAAAAGTGTATGGTCAATTACAACATGACGATGTTGATTTTTATAGATCAGTAATAAAAATTTTTACAAATAAATCATCTTAATGAAAGACAAATTCCCATTCCGTGAAATCGTGAGCTCTGACCACAGTGTTAGGGTATTCCCACAAACAACTAAAAAGACTGAATTAAAATGGCACTTCGATAATGAAGATAGGGAAATAACGTTTTTACACGATAGTGATTGGAAGTTTCAAATGGATGATAAACTTCCTATTAATATACATGAAGGTCTAAAGGTATTTATACCTGAAGGTGAATATCATCGTCTTATTAAGGGCACTGACGATTTAAAAGTCAGAGTTAAGAAACTTAATAAAACTCGACTACTACCCCACACTCAGAAAGCATAAGTAAAGAACGTTTTTGTTGTTCTTTCCACTTTCCTTGATTTTTAGTAGTACACACTTCTTTACATACTATTTTTACAACCCCCGATTGTACTAATCCCCTTGCACAATCCATACAGGGTAATCCTGAGGTTAGATATGCCGTAGATTCTTTTAAAGATACACCAATACGTGCCGCATTGTAGATTGCATTCCTCTCAGAGTGTTCAAACCAAAAGTATTTCTCAGGTCGTTCTTGTCTCTCATCTAATTCATCGTTTAAACCACGAGGAAACGAATTATAACCCGTACTGAGGATCTCTTTATCCTTTCCGACTATAACTGTACCAATTTTGGTATTAATGTCCTTAGACTTCTCCTTTACTTGTTCTGCAATATTAATAAAATAGTTTGTCCAATCCATAGTTAGAATATACAGAAAATAAAGCATAAAAAAAAGGGAAGACAATGTCTCCCCCTTTTAGTATTAATAAATCCGTAAAGATTATCTTAAAGTATCCAAACTGAAAGTTTGTAAACCTGATACGTTGATTACACCAAAGTAACGGTTATTAACCATCTTCTTAGCATATCTCGTCATGATACCCTTTATCGGAGTAAAGTTGAACGGGTTATACATTGTAGGTGTTAATTGTAAAGGTACGTAAGGTGCGTAGATATATCCAGCATCTAATAACGATTTTCCTTTATGTCCTACTAAGATTTTCCCAGCTGGGAAATAAGGATCTCTAAACACTTGGTAACGTCCAGCTAAAGTACCAACTTTTTCAATACCCATATTGTATTGATCTTGTTCAGCACCAGCGTTAGATACGTGGAAGTACTCTAAATCATCGAATACTGCAGAAACTTCTGAAGAAACTACGATCCAGTTAGCACCACCTCTAAGTGTTGTTTTATGGATTTGAGCCGATAATTGGTTAATTTTAGTAATTAACGTTTGGTTCCAATCCTTTTGAGTATACCCTTGTAGTGTTGAGTTAGCGTTTCCACCATATTTCCACTCATTGTAATCCCATTTAAGGTTCCAAGCTGCTCCTTTTCTTAAGTCTCTTAAGATCTCTCTATCAACCTCAGCTGCAATTTGCTCAGATAACAATGCAGTTAACTCAGCCTCAGCGTCGATATTATGGAAAGCAGATACATCTTGTGCTAATTCTGGAGACCAGCTAGCTCTTAATTTTCTCTCCGTTACAGATACAGTAACTGACTCTAAATCGAAAGATACTTCTCCGATTTCGTCTTCGAATTCTAAAGATTCGTAAGTTCTGTATGATACAGTGAACTCAGTGTTTTGAACTCCATCAGCATCAGACGTATAAGGTACAAATCCTGTTGTTCCGTAAGTTTCTAAATCAACTTGAATGAAAATAATTCCATTTTCATCACAAATATCATTAAATTTCCCTGTTGCTCCAACTGATTTCTTACCGTAATCAACAATACCACTTCCGTATTTCTGAGTTACAATGTTGATTCCTTTTGATTTACCATCAAAAGAAACTTCTAAAGAAGCTAAAAATTCTTCAGTATCCATAACGTTTCCTGTAGGTCCCGCTAATTTACCAGCTCCAGCAGATGTGAAACCTGAAACAGCAATTACTACGTTAGATACAGTAGTAGTAGCTGGAATTACTTCAGCAGCTGTTGTTGCAACTCCGTCAGCGAATGATACACCACCGATACATGTCGCTGCACCAGCAACAACTTTACCTTTAGAGTAGTCAAATAGACCTTCATCAGCTCCGTCACCTTCTTCGTAGAATCTATCGTAAAGATTTCTTCCTGAGAAGTCTCCGTTCTCAGTTTGTCCTGGTGATCTGAATGGTGCTCTGTGAGCTCCTGGTTCAGCATCGGCAGCACCTTGTCTGTCAGAGATGTTAGGTACAAAGTAGAACAATTTACCAATTGGTAAGTTCATAGCTTGTACAGAAACGATATCGTTAGCCAATAACTTAGAGAATACTCTACGAATAATTGGAAAAACAACTGTTTCGAATGAACCTGATGCGTCAGACACAGCAGCTTCGTTTATTAAATAAGACGCTTGGTTTTCATATAACTGAGCGATGTTATCTTTTTGGTGACCTTCAAGACTTTCTAAAAATCCTAAGTCATCCCATTTTTTGATGGTATCTTCCTTGATAACTCTTAGGTGTTTTAACCCAATGTTACCAACCATACCTGATTCTAATAATGCTCCCATTTTAAAATTTGTTTTTTTGTTTAATTTATTATTTTATTTTTGACATTAATTCTTTCATTCTCGAGAATTGTGGACTTTCATATGCTTTTGACTCTGAAAGTACATCTTGAGATGAAGATGTTGTCGGATTATTTGAAGTGATCTTGTTTACCACTGATTCTGTTACGTTCTTAGACGACTCTAACTCACCCTTAATTGTTTTATAGGTTGATTTAGATTCTGTTAAAGTTCCAACAGTATCGAATCTCTTCAAAATATTTAATTTCTCATTACGAGTAGTTGAATGTTCAGTGAACAATCTTGTTGAGTATGCTAAATTAGCATTAAACACAGCGACCTCATTAAGTTTGTCTTTGAATAGAACTAACGCCTTTTTATATTCGCCGTTTTGTTTTCTCAAAGTCTTAACTTCTTCGTTGATGTCTGAACCAGCTTTGTATTTTGTCTTAGACTTAATACCCGCTCTGTTAGCACCACCTTTGTCTCCGTGTACGTTAGATTTTGTTCTTGCCGCTTCGTCAACTTCTCCTTCTTGAGTGTCTTCCTCAGGAACCTCTAACTCAACTTCTTCCTCTTCAGAAAGGTCTTCGTCAGAAACTTCTTCAGAAACTTCTTCTTCAGCAACTTCGTCATCACTTTCATCTAAGTCAATTTCATATACAACGTCGTCTTCTTCAGAATCATCTTCTTTGATTTCAGAATCATCACACCCTTCGGTACAATCTTCTTCTTCAGCAAGATCTTCATCAGCAACTTCGTCAGATACTTCATCTTCTAATTTGATAATGTATTCGTCGTCACCATCTTCAAGCTCAACGTTATCACCGTCTCTCTTAACTACTATTCCATCCTCAGGTTTCATTGATTTGAATACCTTAAGAACTTCTTCGTCAGATGCGTCGGTCATATCAAGAACGTCTTGATCATCTTCTTCAGAATCAATTGCATCAAACACATCATCCACTTCAGAATCTAATTCATCCTCAGTGTCTAATTCGTCATCTACAACTTCATCCTCTAAATCAGGATCTTCGTCGTCCGCTGGCTCGTCGTTTATCGAAGTTTCGTCATCGTTTTCCTCATCTTCACTGTCAAATTGTTCTGCAGCTACTTCAGGTATACCTTGTTCGTCTTCTTTATCAAGACTCAGACTTTCATCTGACTCTTCTTCTTCCATTGATTCTTTTAGCAATTCGTTTAGTTCTTCCTTCATGGTTGAAGCAAGTATACCTTTTGCGTTCGCTTTAACTGCCTCTTCAAGATCTTGTACTTGAAGCAATGCTTGTTCTAAAATGGATTTTTTACTCATTTGTTGTTTTTTATTTATTAATAAATACTTGTTATTTAAGAAAAAATTACTTTTATGGTGTTCTGATCAATAATAAATTGAATTATTTATTTAAAAATGTATCCATCTTACCCATTAATCTCGACATTCTATCATCTACTATTGGTTTTTCCTCTATACTCTCGGCGTATTTTTCTCTATCTGAAGGATCGTTAAACACATAAGCACCAGGTGTTGATGGTGACGACACTAAGTCAAAACACACCAATTCGAAATCTTCCTGTACTATATTCTGTCCTCTTTCTGATTTTAATGACCCAACACCTCTTGAAGATATTCCCAATGTCACTCCATTCATAAGTAACATTGCGGCTTGGTCACCTTTAGTACTTACAATACCTGATTTTTTCCATCCAGGTGAAAGAAGTAATTTAATTTTTCCCATAAGTATCTTACCGTCCCACCAAGTCTCGGTGATCGTGTGTGATACTCTATCTAAATCTATAAGTGAAGATGATGGGTGGTTTAGTTCGTTTAACGCACTCCCTTTGTCAATAACATCCTTATACTTTTCCATTTCTCGTTTGAGAAGTTTCTCAGGATATATTCTACCGTTTTTATTTGGAGTGTCGTATTTTTGTAGAACAGCATAAAGAATAATGTCTTCTGAGAAGTCAACACCCTTCATTTCTGTTATTACTGTTTTATTTTCATCAGGAGACACAAAACCCGCATCGTATTCGATGAGGATTCCTGTACCTGTTTCTTTTGGACCTAATACTTTCATGTATGAATAGTTTTATTACTATAAATACATCGGTATCGAAGTTATTTTTTATTTTTGTGAAAATTATACAATAAATCGTTATTTAAACACTCGTCGATTATTCCAACCATAAGTGATTTCATATACAATTTAAGATCGTCACTTTTAATTGATAAGTCTTTTAGAACATATAATGTACATTCTAAATTCATAAACGATCTCTTTTCTTTTTTTATACCTTTAGTTCTAATGTCTAAATCGACAATAGACTGTGGTCGGAATGAATCACTGTTCAATCCACTTATTAATCTTTTTATGTCATTTCTTGATGACCTAACTACTGCATCGTAATCCGTACATTCCTCATCAGGTTCGAGCCAAGAATTTAATTTTAAATATATAGTCTTTAAATCTTTGTGATTTATAGTTCCGTATCCAATCTTAACATCTTTGTAAGTACCTAAAGGAATAAATCTTCCTAATTTCATTTAACATGTTTATTCTTATTTATGGTGTTACTAAAATATACACATTTAAATTTGGAATAACAAATTTTTTCATTATATTTATGTATATATCAAAATATGCTAATAATAAAAGTAACAAACAACAATATCGATCAAGCGATCAAGAAATTACGTCGTAAAGTAAAGAATGTGAAACAATTAAATTCACTTAGGAATAAGAAACAACACACAAAACCTTCAGTCAGTAAAAGATTACAAAAACAAAAGGCGGTGTATATTCAAAAAATAAAAGATAAGGAGCAATAAAAAACCTCCACGATTGATTATGATATTTCAAAAGTGAAGGTTTACACCTCTAAGGTAGCAACCGTAAAGGAAATCTAATTTAGGTTCTCTAATAATTCTTCTAAACGATATAAGTTGTATTTCGTTTGTGTCATTTCGTTTATTTCCTTTTTTACCTCATCAGACTTAGATGTAAATCCATTGTCCGCTTCAACTAAGGAATCTAAAGTACCGTTTATTGATTCTTTTAATTCACCAAATTTAGTATTCAAATCCTCATTAGTTATTGAGAGTATATCTTTTAATTTAGTTTTATCTTCTTCACTTAATGTTTTATCAAAACTAATATTGAAATTGTTTGTCAATACAGAATTTAGTAAACTTTCATTTACCCCTGTTTCTACTTTTAGTGTATCCGACACTTTACTTGTGGTTAAATGTTCAACTAAGAATTTCTTAGCAATTACCTTTTCAGAAATATTACCTAACTTATCTTCAGTTGAAAGTCTATCTAAAGACTCATACAACTTATTTGATTCAACGTTAGTATCAATTAATGATTCGTTCATTTGGTTAAGTACTGTACTTACCTCAGAATGTCTTTCTTTTAAAACTTTAGATAGTTCTTCCACATATAACTGTGCAGTTTCTTTATCGTCAAATGTTTTTGTTTCTAATTCTTCATAAAGAGAGTACATTTCTTTTAAAATCTCGTTCTCCATTATTGGTTTGAAGTGTTCCTTCAGGTTAGTTTTAAATTCACCCTTACCATAAGAGTTAGATAGTTTGTTTAGAACTTTGTTTTTTATATGTCCAAATGTTGTCATAATTATTCTTTTAATATGTCATTGAGTTTATTCTCTACCTCATAAATATTGCGTTGAGCCTTATCGATATCAAAAAGATCATCAAAATCTTTTGTTTCATCACCTAACATACCCAATATTTTAGATTTCTTACTTTCCGTTAATATAGATTTACTTTTTTTCTTGTCTTCACTTAATGGTGTATCATCCATTGGAGGTGCGTCTGCACCACCCATAGGAGGAGCTCCACCCATATCATCTCCACCACCATCCTCAGGTGTCATTGAAGCGTCCATTGCTTGTCTATCCTTTTCGGGGATACCGTACTTCTTATCTACCTCATCAAACACACCAGTTCTCTTGATAATGTTTTGTGTGATACCTAATTCAGCACCAAGTGCTCTTTCAAGTCTTTGTTGTTGTAAATCAAGTACAACGTCATTATCACTCATACCAAGAATATTCTTCTTACCCCATGTGTGTGACACTGGTTGGATACCAATCTGAGATTGATCAGAAGTAGCATCTTTATATAACGTAATCTTCTCTTTCCATTGTTCAATCCTTAATAAATCAGATTGTGCGGATGGATTAGTTAATGATAATGTAAAATTAGTAAGTTCATCTTCTAAACCTAAAAGATATAAATGTACTAATGCAATTTTATTTAACTCTTGAACAAGTGACTTCTGTATTCTATTAATCGTCCTTGCAAAACGTATGTCCATTAATGCTAATGTTTTACCATCACCAACAATTTCCTCAAACCCTAAGAACGCCTTTGGTATTCTTAGCGCTGCTAATAATTTCTTTTGAATGTACTCAATATCCGCAATCTCACCTAAGTTCTGTGCTCCTGGTAATGTTTCAATTGGATTTGTTTGTGATGGATCCCTTACAGGTATAAAATAATCTTGATCTACCGCCATTTGGTTGTATCTCATATCAACTTGTCCATTCGCAGGATCAACTACTTGATCTCTTTTGAATTTGTTTGCCACACGTTGTACATATGCTTCAATATCCTTATCGTCCATGTTACCCACGAACACTTTAAACACTCTTCTTTCGGGTGCTCTTGAAGTTCTATAGATTAACATTGCATCTTCTGCAAGAAGTAGTTGTTTCCATATACGTCTTACCTTATCCAACATTGATGTACCATATGGTAACTTCCTATCATCACCTAATAATCTGAAATGTGCAACTTCCCATGCTTGGAATTCCATATCCTTATTTTTCCATGCAAAACGTAATTCACGTGTTTTCATGTTTACAGGTGTCTCGGCTTTGTGTACGTGAGACGCAGCACCTTCATGTCTTTCAATTTCAATGTTAGGTAACTGTTGACATCCAACTATTCCTTTTGACGGGTCAATCTTTAGATATACAAAGTTGTCACCGTACTTGGCAACTCCTCTACACCACATCTGTAAGTTTGTGTTAATGTCGAGTACGTTTTTAAATAAGTCTTCTAAGATGTTACTCACTCTTTTTGATTCAGAGTATATTGTTAGAATTTCTCCTTTTTCTGAAAGGGTTGTTGACTCTTCAGAATAGATATCTAACGATGCAGATATCTCAGGTGTGAACTCCATTGATTCGTAATCATAATATGCTGCCAATCTATTTGGTTCGTAATAAACCGATTGGTTATATAGTGATTGGTCCATCT